ACCCTTGCGGGTGATGACTTCGTATCCAAGCCCGTGGATAATCAACTCTGCTACGGCATCGTCAAAGTGTTCGAAGACTTTGGTTGCCCGCTTGTTGCCCTTCTTGGTCAGGGCGTAGGTGGTCTTCTTCATCCAGCGTTCATCATCGCTGCAATTGACCACAGCTTCCTTGGTGTCCCACATCATCTGTGCGTCTTGATGGATTTCGATGCGGTCATGCAGATACTCAATTGCCTGTGCCTCAGGCCAAAGGGGAATCTCCACTGTAGCCACGGGCGACTTGGGGTAGTCGGGCTTGAGCATTGCATCGCGGCGGTTCCAATCGCGCAGAATGGCAATGATGCGGACGCTGGCAACTTCCTTGCCCTTTGCCATGCGAACCATCTGCGCGTAGCAGTTCAGTTGCTTGACCCATTCTTCCTTGCCGTAGATCACAGACCAGACTGATGTGACCTTGTAGTCGCTGATGTGGATCTTGCCATCAATCTCTTCCTGATGGTCGATGGCTCCAGACAATGCCCAACCATTGATGTTCACGAAGAGGCGCTCTTCCATCGTGACGTTGCCTTTGGCTGGCCCACTCTCAAGCATATGGTGGACTGCCGTGCCAAGCAGGGGCCAGATCATGTCAGAGACATCTGACTCAATCTCTCCAGTGTGCTGTTGCTTGAGGATGTTGATGCGTGGGCTGTCGATCAACGTGGTGACGCTGATGTCAGCATTGCCCTTGTCGTACTTGCCATCACGGGCAAAAGACAGGAACGTATCTGGTAGGTTGTGCCTGTTGGTAATCTTCATGGGTTGCTCCTTGTGATACTAACTGATACCATTACTGTCTAAGATGGTCAAGTACAATAACAGCATGGGGTGAATGTGGAAAAGTTCGATTGCACTTTTGTGATCTTTGGCGAACCAGCGTCTAAGGCGAACAGTAGAAAACTGGTTACACTTGGTGGCAGACCAGCCTTCATCAAGTCTCAGAAGGCTAGGGACTACGTCACTGAGTTCCAACGTCAGTGCCGTAATCAGATCAGGGTCATGACTGACCGCGATGTGAGGGTAGAGTTGATGATCCACTACGCATCTCGCAGACCAGACCTTGATGAGTCCGTGATCTTGGATGCCATGCAGGGGATTGTCTACGTCAACGACAGGCAGGTCAAGCAACGCATGGCCTACTGGGGTTTGGATAAAGATATGCCCCGCGCAGTGATCCGTGTTGTCGAGTGTGACATCAACGATGTTCCATCTCACCTAGTGTCTACGCGCGTACAAGACAGTGTTAACAAGAAGTAGTGTTAACAAGTAATATAGATACCCCCTATAGGGGGTATCTTAGTATATTATATATATATACATACTAACACTAGGCAAGCAAGACCAAACTAGACCTTGATAGACGCTATTGACTTGAGGTATTGGGTTGGCATAAGGTGGTCTTGGCAAAGAGCGAGGACACTATGGGCATAGAACATCTAGTTCTGCCTGTGGTTCACAGTATGCGTCATGGGCAACACAAAGTTGTCTGTCCATCATGTGGACCACAGCGGAAGAAGAAGGGCGACAAGACCCTCTCAGTCAAGGTTGATGATGGCACGGCAGTCTACCAGTGTTGGCACTGCCAAGAGCATGGGTCAGTACACCTGAGGGATGAGAGACCAAGCATCAAACAAGTCTGGCAAGCGGATAGGATCAAACCAGTGGCAGTGGCAGCAAAGAAAAATTGGGATGCATTATCCCAGAAGGGCATAGACTTCCTCAAGTCCCGTGGCATCTCGCTGGAGACAGCGAAGAAGCTGGGGATCAAGTCTTCGATGACATACATTCAGGCTGCTGGTGCTGTGGTTGACACAGTGGTCTTCAGCTACATGAACAAGACGGAAGAGTACGCAGCCAAGCTGCGGTGGACAGGCGGCAAGGGCTTCACCAGCCACGGCGCACCAGCTTCCCTGTGGAACTTACAGAACGTAATCAAGGATGATTGGTTGATCATCTGCGAGGGTGAGATGGACGCAGCCACACTGGTAGAGGCTGGCTATGAGAGCGCTACAAGCATCCCTCTTGGTGCTGTGATCAAGGTCGCTGATGGTGATGTGAACCCAGAGGAAGATGGCAAGTTCCGCTTTGTCTGGGATGCTAAGAAGCAGATCGACGCAGCATCAAGAATTGTGATTTGCTGTGACGCTGATGGACCCGGTCAGGCAGCGGCAGAAGAGATTGCAAGACGCATTGGCAAAGACAGGGTGTGGGTGGTTGAGTACCCAGAGGGCTGCAAGGATGCCAACGATGTGTGGCTCAAGCACGGACAGTCAGGCATAGACGATCTCATTGGCAACTGCATACCTTGGCCCATCAGCGGTCTGTACGACAGCAGCCATTTCTTCGATCAGCTTGATGACATCTATGCCAACGGCATGGGCAGAGGAGAGAGTACAGGATACCCAAGCCTTGACGAACTTTACACAGTCTCAGCGGGTATGCTGACCATCGTCACAGGGCATCCATCATCAGGCAAGTCTGAACTTGTGGACCAGATCATGGTCAACCTTGCGAAGTCAAACGGGTGGCAGTTTGCAGTATCCAGCTTCGAGAATGAACCCAGAATCCACATCGCAAAGCTTATCTCCAAGTACATGGGCAAGCCATTCTTCATGGGTCCAACAGCGAGAATGGAACCAGAGGAACTTGAGATAGGCAAAGAGTTTATCCGAAAGCATTTTAGCTTTATATATCAAGCAGATGGCATGATGGCATCTATGGACTCCATCCTCGAAAGACTGAAGGCCGCAGTCATGCGGTACGGGATCAGGGGTGTGGTGATCGACCCCTACAACTACATCCAGAAACCCAGCGATGTGACAGAGACAGATTGGATCAGCGTCATGCTGACCCGTGTACGTCTCTTCGCTCAGGCACATGGTCTTCATGTCTGGTTCGTGGCGCACCCAGCCAAGATGATGCGTAGTGCAGATGGCAGAGTGCCAGCGCCCAAGGGCTATGACATCTCAGGGTGCCATGACGCCAGCACAGAGGTTCTTACATCATCTGGTTGGATTCCGCACCCAGAACTCACATATGCACATGAGGTTGCGGCTTACGACCCCGTCACTAAGTCTATGCATTATGAGAAGCCAGAGATTATCCACTCATACGAACATGATGGAGATATGCATCATTGGTTTGGTGAAAGCCTTGACATGATGGTTACGCCAAACCATCGCATGGTGGTGAAGCGCAAGCCTGAAGATGCGTATGGTTTCGTTGAGTCACGCAACATATCATCTGGAAGGTGGTACATCCCAGCATCATCAGGCGGTGTTTCAGACATAGAAGTAGAGAGCATCCTAGACATAGACTTGGGATATGATGTCAAGGACATCATGTGGTTCATTGGTTTTTGGGTTGCGGAGGGTTGTGTTCAGTCAAACAGCTTGTCTGTATGTCAAGCTGAAGATCAGTACCTGACACCGAAATCAGTTATGGACAGGCTTGGTCTTATCTACACAGGAAAAATATCAGAGGGTAGATTCCACGAAAAACGTATGTGGGTAGCTAGGCTTTTGCGGCGCTGGCATATCGACCTTATTGACATGGTCATTGCGGAATGCGGAGAGGGGGCAGCCAACAAGAAGGTTCCATCTATGCTGTGGGGTATGAGCAAGGAGGCTAAGATGGCGTTCCTTGATGGGTACTGGTTTGGTGATGGGTCGCAGCGCAATAACTCGCGTCAAGCATATACAATCAGCAATCAGCTTGCAGATGACGTTCAGCGCCTTGCTATTGAGTGCGGTTTCTTCACTGCATCTCGCAAAGACTATAGCGACAATGATAAGTGGGCTGATAGCTATGCCGTGACATGGAGAGATCAGGATAATAGGTCGATCCAGACAGATAGAAACTTGACCATCACAAAATACACTGGAAAGGTTTACTGCGTTACCGTCAGCACTGGTGCATACATCACGCGCCGTAATGGCAAGGTGGCATATCAGGGGAACTCCGCTGCATGGTTTGCCAAAGCTGACCACGGTCTGACAGTTCACAGGCCAGACCCAGCCAAGTCAGTTGCCAGCGAGGTACATTCTTGGAAGTCCCGCTTCTCATGGCTTGGCAAGCAGGGGCAATGCACCCTGTACTTCAACACAACGACATCCACCTACAGCGAACTGAGCAACACAGCTTGGACAGTGCCAGAGGGAGTCAATGACCCATTCGCAGATATCGGAACAGATCAATCAGACATTGGAGAAGATGATGGCACAAACTCAGCACCATTCTAAGCGGGTGGACGTTGATGATTACATCGCGGAGAAGATGGGTGAGAGACCACCAATCCAGAACCGCAGAATCCCAGATGCAGAACTTACTGAGATTATGTACGCACCCCTCAAGCGTGTGCTGATGATTGCATACAACCATGCCGCTGTGGGCAAGGGCAGGGAGCGGCACGACAATGGCGGTGACTTCACCAGCCAAGACATCATGGCAATAGCACGGGTGCATGGCATTGGCTTCCAGACAGGACAGGCTGAGAAGAAGGTGCGAGAATCCCACGGCATGATGGATCGTGGTGAGTACAGGGCGGCGCGGTCAGAGTTGCTTGGAGCAATTAACTACCTTGCCGCTGCATATCTGTTGATGGAAGAAAAAGAATCTAACTTGAAGCTTGACGATGGGTCGAAGAACGTCTAAGAAGTTCTAAGACGCACTGCCGTCTGACTGCTCAATGCCAAGACTTAGGGGTGACGGGAAACCGCCACCCCATTTTTGTTTAGTTCATTAGAACTTCTGAGATATCAGTCTTGGTGACTGCTTCTATGTCCTCGAAGGTCTCATCAACTGCATCAACAATCTTCTTCCACTCCTCATACATCCCGTAGCGGTACAGGATGTTGACAAGAAGGGCCGCAACCATGCCGCCGTTAATCTCCGCAGGAAGTTCCTGAAGGATGTTGGCAATGACTTTGACTTCCCGCGCTGCGGTCTCTTTACGCCCCGATGATGGCACTGAAAAGTCCTTTCGCGGTTGTTCCGTATACGGAATAGGATGAGTTCTTCTGGTCACCAGTTGTGCAGATTCGGGCCAATGCAATCAACCCCTCATCATGCATACGGTGAAGCAAGCTTGAGATATCCATCTTGACCCGCAGTCCAGCGTCATCATGCATCATGTCAATGTCAGGGAAATCTCGCATAAGTTCTGCGTGGACCATAGCTGATGTGCCAATGAAGCCAGATACGAAAACCCTATCCACCGCAGTGCGAAGCATAGCTGAACTCATCTTGGGCTTTTCTGATACTTCAGTTGCTTCTGGTACTTCTGGAACTGGCGTCACCACAGGCGCTGGCACGGCCTCTACAGCGGGCTTTATCAGGTCTAGTAGGTCAACGCCTAAGCGTCTGTTGATGACCACCCGTAGCGCCCTGTATGGAACTGTATCATTGATGCTCTTGACGAGAGAGTCTCCAAAGTTCTTGATCATGTAGACGGTGACGGAATCACCCATCTCTATATGGCTTGTTTCAACAAGTCGGGCAGGGACAAAAACATCCTCACTGTCCTTGGTCGAGATAAAGCCAGCGCCTTTCCGTGTGATGTTGGACACTACGCCGTCTTTGATGATCACATCTTCTACGTTGAAGTAGTTTGACATCTTATTACCTTTGCTGTGTGTGTTTTTTTTTGTACTTGTCAGTAGCCTTGACTGCGATGTACTCAAAATTTCCATTCCCCATTTTTCGCTGGAGTATGAAACAGCTTCCTTCTAGCGCAGCGCGTAGTGCATCAGACTTGTGTGGCCCTGATGCAAAAGGCCCTACATGGTAGACGATCTTATCTCCTGCTTCCGCTTCTTGAAGCGTCACAGGGAAAGAACCCTCACCAAACTTCACGATGTTAATCTCTGGCATTTCCGTCCTCTTGATTAGTTGCTGTACCTGTTAGTCGTTAAACTTTAACCTGCGTTCAGTGAATGCAAGCCAAAGATCAGGCAAGGCTTGCAGGGATTCTTGCCCAACATATACACAAACCCCGTGACCAAGGTCACCTTCTTGGCACTCCTTGCGGAAAGTTTTTTTCGTAATGCATCCAACGACATCGAGTATCTCTGGATCATTTACGCAAACCAAAACGGCGCAATCTGCCTTGAAGGCATCGCGTGTTTTGAAAAGCAACCTTCCGTCTCCGTGGAAGGTTGCCTTAACGTCGATGGATATGTCGCCAAGCCATAGGTCTTTGCCGCTATCCACTCCTAGCTGAAACGGGTTGTAGTCAATGTCGAAGACCTTAGCTACAGCCATTTCAGCCTTGACCCCAATGAGGTCTATGTCTCCATCGCTGCGGCCTTGGTCGCGGCGCTGATTGGCTACGTTTGATGCGCGGGCAAGCTGCCACCTTAAGGTAGCAGCCTGTTCGCACATAGACATTTCCTTGGGGGAAAGTTTGACTAACATATTATGGAAGCCATAGGTAAAGGGCCACGATGTCACGGCCCGCACTGGCCGCACCATACAGTGCGAAGAGTAGTACCACTCCGGCAGTGAAGACCATCAGGGGTGTGACCCTGCCAGACGCAATCTCTCTGTCACTCATTTCCCGCCCTCCAGTTCAGCCAGCACGGTGCGGGCGCGGTCAACATCAAAGTCAAAGGCATCCAGTTCGTGCATTGTCAGCGCGTTTTCTTCGTCAGGATCATCAGGTTGCTTGTAAGTCTGGACCTCATGCAGGGCGGTCAGCGCAAGTGCTGCGATGTTTACTGCTTCATCCAATCTTTCACGCCTTACCCACCCATGCTCTTCCCCCATAAGTTCCACTGCGGCCTTAATTACAGCCCTATCCAGCGCATCTGCGGCCTGTCCGCTTGTAGCAAGCAGTTGCAGGGTCAGTTCTTTGTTGCTCTCCTCCAACTGTTCGATGCGGTCGGCGGCTTCAGCCCGCTCCTTTATCGCTTTTACCACAGTATCTAAAGGGGACCGCAGCCGCTTGATCAGATCGTTACTCATTCCTTCGCCTCCACATATTTCACGGCGATGCGGACTGTTGATATGCTAATATGAGACTTTGCTAATTTTTCTGAATCGTAGCCATAGCAAGCACCATAATGATACTCATTCACCCAGATCACCTTGGGTTCGACGTATGGTTTGGTTACTTGGAAAGCGATTATTTCAAGGTCCGTATCTTCTACGCCGTGGACCCAATCCAAGTCCGCTGCGATGCGCTGTGTGTTATATTCTCCATCACGCACCCAAAAATCCACTACACTCTCAGGATGCACAGGGCATTCGCCGCCGTTCCAGCCGTGGATTTGTCCGTCGTTGTAGTCACTCATTTCGTTTCTCCTTGTTTCAGCCAAAGCTTCAGCATAAGCAAACCAAGCAGCAGCAGCAGCATAAGCAGCACGAGCAGCAGCATCAAAATCAGCAGCATCAGCAGCAAGATAAGTAGCCCAAGCAGTCTTTGAATCTACTCTAGCCTTTTCGACATCAGCTTTCATTTCTTCAATGGTCTTAGTCATCTTTCCCCTCCAGTTCAGCCAGCAACTCTGGATCGTTGATGTGATCGTACAGTTCCTCTGCGTCCACGCCTGTGGACAGTATGTAGCGGAGGATGTCGCGCACGGTGTGATCGTCGTCGAAGCTAATGTAAGTGACGCCATCATCGTCTTCGGTTTCAATTGGCTTGCGCCGAACTTCACTCATGACTCATACAACTCCCGTTTGTTAGCATCCCACACCGCCTCAAACTCAGCGCCCAAAGGTTCAGTCTCCAGTTCAGCCAACTTGGCCTCCAGTTCTGCCAAAAAATCACTATATGCTTTTCTTGCTCCCACCAAATGTTTTGGTAATGGAATTTCGGAGAAACTTAGAACATTTTCAAGCTGTCTCAAAAATTCCAATTAACTCAAAATCTTTGCTTTAACAAGTTCATAACGCTCTTTTTTGAGGTCACTCATTTCCCGCCCTCCAGTTCAGCCAGCACGGCGCGGGCTTTGCTACCCATATGGTTTACAAGCCATAGTAAAGGGTCTGGGATACACCCACTAACTGAGTTCTTAAGGTCAAGCGCGTCGATGATGTGCAGCGCCTCCACCGCCTTGGCGAGACGGGCTTCTAGCTTTCCCCGTTCCGCCGCATACAGGCGCTCAAACAATGCGTGGTGGCCCATGCAAACATCTGTTGGCGTGTCGTAGTTACAGGCGCACGATTGCAAGTGCCGTGCCTCATCCCGCTCACGCTTCAACTGTTCAATGCTGTCAGCGGGAACATAAGGCACATAGACATCCTTGTCCCCATTCGGGTCCGAACGACCATGTAGGATGCGAGTCACAGGATAGTTGATTGGTTCAAAACAAACCCAGATCAGATCGTCACTCATTTCATCCCCTCCAGTTTAGCCAGCGCAGCCTTTGCAGCAGCATAAGCAAAACAAGCAGCAGCAGCATAAGCAGCAGCATCAGCATCAGCAGCATAAGCAGCATAAGCAATCCAAGCAGAACAAGCAGCAGCAGCAGCAGCCTTCCACCACCGTTCTTCAATGGTCTTAGTCATTCTTTCCCCTCCAGTTCAGCCAGCACGGTGCGGGCGCGGTCAGATCGTCACTCATTCTCTTTACCCTCCAGTTCAGCCAGCGCGACTTTGCATTGATGCCGTATTAGCCCTGCGATTGGCACTTTTGACGAAGCCACTGTTGCTTCTATCTCTTTGATAGCCTCTACCGCCTTGGCGAGTTTGAATTGTTTTTTATTTGCCCGAAAGTTCGCATCCGCCCGCGCTTTATTCGCAGTGTATAGGCGGTCTTGCAGTGCATCCATTCCACGCTCCAACTGTTCGATCTTGCTGCGGTCGGCGCGAATGTAGCGGATATTTTCATACGGCCCCTGCTCTGGGAACTTGCTGGCACGGGGCCACCGCCATCCTTCATCAGTTTTGCTTGCAAAAATTTGTTCTGGCGCATCATTGCGCTTGATCAGATCGTCACTCATTTCTTCGCCTCCACATATTTCACGGCGGTGCGAGTGGCACCTTCATTAGCAAAGTGTTTTGCAGCACTTTCAGAGTAGAACGCCGTGCGGTATGTTTCATACTCATTCACCCAGACCATCTTAGGTTCGATGAAAGGTTTGGTTACTTGGAAAGCGATTATTTCAAGGTCCGTATCTTCTACGCCGTGGACCCAATCCAAGTCCGCTG